GTTTGAAGCCGAAACGGCAGCAAGACCATCGGTCAAGCCGCTGTACTTCTTCGACTGCCAGAACGTCCACACAGCGCGGTTGATGCCGCCGTAGGTTCCCGTGGTCGGGTCATCCGGCACAGCAGCAGCAAGACCCGTGAGGTTCTTACCCGCGTTGCCGGTACCGTCGCCGTACAGGTCACCGCTGATGCGGTTGGCAAGCTGCGCTTCAGCCACTTCCATGCGACCGTCAAGAAGGTCAATGATGGCCTCCTTACCCGAGTTCTGGATCATCTCCAGACCCGAAATGGTCACAGCAGAAGCGTACTGCGTGATCGAGAACTGAGCCGCCGAGATGGGGCTGTTCTGACCGACGTTCAGCACTTCATAGCCGCTGTACGAGTTGGTGTTGTTGGTGGTCGGGTCGGTGTACATGATTTCTTGGAGGATGAGGTTTCCTCCCGAAAATGTCTTCACATTCCCGCGCTCTTTGAGACGACGCAACAACGCGTTGTTGTTGGTCACGTTATCAGCGAGTTCACCGCTACGGCTCTGAATCGTAGTAGCGATAATGTCGCTGATACTAGAGTTGGCATAAGCCATTTAGATGCTCCTATATCAGTTGTTTACAACCGTGCGCTAGTTTCTTCGAAGGCTTCTTCGATTAACGCACGACGACTTTGCGCTTTGGGAGCCGTGTTAGCGCCGGGTGTGGCGCTTCTGACACTCACAGCAGCGGCCCGAGCGGCTTTCGCTGCTCGGTTTTTCTCTGCGGAAGCTTTAGCGGCCTGTTGTGCCTGTTGGGCTGACAGTACGCGCTCCCGCAAATCTCTATTTCCATAAACTGCCCTATCATAAGCGTCCTCAAGCGTTTCTGCTACGCCGCTCTGGAGGAGCTTAATCATCTCTGGCCGTGCTTCTTCGAAGTACTCGGCCTTTTGGGCAAAGGAATCTATTTCGTTGCTTAATACGGCTTGCTCGGCGGCTTCCTGCTGCTGTTTCCAAGTCAGCACTTCGCCACGAACGCTGGCAAGCTCGTTTTTGAGGTTAAAAATGGTCGGGTCTACAGCAGGCGCTTGGCCCTGCGGCATCCCTTGGAGGCTGACACCGTATTCGTTAGCCAACTGCATGAAGTAGTTGTAACGGGTCTGAGGGTCAGCGGTGCGAAGGGTGTGATCGGCCTTCATCAACGACGCAATGGCCTGCTCGGGCTTAAGCCCAAGGCCGGTAATGGTCGAAATGTACGGGCTGATGGCTTCTTGGATGGAATCGGCAAACTGCTTGGCTTGCAGCAGCGGTTCCACGCCTCGGCGCATCTGTTCTTCGCGCTGGTAGGCGTATTCTTGTAGGCGAGGGTCGGCTTTCTGCCAAACCTCGTGGTAATCCTTTTTCCACGACGCCGGAGGACGACGCCATACGGCTTCCTCGGCAGGCTCGGGGACGGGTTCTTCGGCAACGGTCTTGGCAAATCGGCCAGATTCGTCGCGCCCGGATTCGCGGGGCGCTTCGGGCTGTGCCTCGGCTTCCTCAAACTGGCGGGCAAGCAGTTCTTTGCGGTCTACGGTTTCGTTGTCAACTGTGGGTTGATTATCAAGGTCGCTCATCATCCTCTCCTGTGGGGATTGGTAAAGTTCGCGTGTTGGCGTAAATCGCGCAGGATGCGATCCGCTTGCTCATTGGTCAGTTGGGTGTTGACCATGTGCTTAATGCGTTCAAGGCGGGTATCCACGGACTTTTCGTGCCGGACATGCCGTGACGGGTCGTCGTTGCCAACCTCAATGCAGTTGTTGGCCTTAAGGTGGCGGCGGTGTTCTGAGCGAGAACTGACCATTTTGCCGTCAATCATGCTTTTGTACGGCACTATGTCGGGCATAACGTAGTGATAACGCCCCTTGGCGTCCTTTTTGCGCTCTACAAACTCGCCGTCAATAAAAACGTAGGTTCGTTTCATAGGAGCAACAATACTTCCTCATCGTCCATTTCTTCAAGTTCTCTATAAAGCGCCTCAACCCGCGTCACATCGGCAAGCAAGGCGTCAAAATCAATGGCGTTGACCGGAGGAATGTCAAACGGGGCGGCGGTCTCCACAAACGGAGCCACTATCTCGGCCACCACGCGGGAGCGACCCTCTACAAGCTCCTCGTAAAGGGCGATTACCTCATTGCGTCGAACTTCGCGGCGCTTGGAATCCTCGTCATAGCGCGGTTGCTTGCGTTTGTTCTTGCCGCCATCGTGTCCGTCAACAATGACAACAGGCGGCGGGGGCGGCGGTACGGCGACCTCCGTTACCGCAAAGGGCAATACGCAAAATGGCGCAATTGCAAACATTAGGCAGCGTCATCCGGTGGCAGCGGTTCGTTGCCTTTTGCCAACCACTCTTGAAACTCTGGGTATTGATCCGTGCAAGTCAGGCGGCACAAACCGTCGTCATCAATGCGAGCGTAAATCTGTGGCTCGCCATCGCGCTTTGGCAGCATTTTGTACGTCATAATTCTGCGTTCCAGCCAAGATATATGTTTGTTCCATTTGAACGCCACAGCACAGGATTCAAATTATCAAGACCCGATGCAGACGTTCCCGTTGCTATGCCCTGCAAATTTGTTGTTGCTGAATTTATTGTTGGAACAGAATTTAACGTGACATTCACGTTTTCGAAAACTTGATAATTTGATGCAGTTCCCGTTTGATCTAGCGACGCTGGAGCCGCTCGCATAGGCACAGGGAACGGAGCCATTAACAAAAAAGTATTTCCGGTGTACACAAAGCCGAGGCCAAACGATTGCCCGCTGTTCGCGTATTGCCTGAAGTAATACCGCTGACACAGCATTAATTCCGTGCCATACGGTCTACGCTCAAACGGAGTGGCGACGGAGCCAGTTTCTATTTGGACGCCGGTGATGTAGAAGGTTGCGCCGTTTGTTCCGACAACGGATGTTGCGCCAGTTGCCGTAACATAATTTGCTCCAGCCCATGCGCCAGCAGTTCCGCTAAACGTTGCTCCAACCCCAAGACCTAAAGATAAAAGCAAGCCTGCGCTTGTATCTGTAGGCCAAGTTCCTGTTGTGTCGCCAGCAATAGTTATTGTTTTCTTTTCCCATGTGTTTGCGGAAGAAATTGTATATGTGAAAGGATAAGACCTTGTTGACGAGTTTTTTAAACTGCCGCCAAATGTTCCGGTTAAAGAACTTCTTACCCAAAAAGAAATAGTAACGGTCAATGCGTTTGCAGTTCCAAACCCTAAATCAGCGACGTTCAATCCTTCGATCTGCTGGTAAATTGCAAAATAATCGCCAGCAGCAACAGAAAAAGCAGACAACGACGTTACGCCAAGGTAATTATTAAACCCTGTAGGGGGTGTTACTGAACCGGCATTTTGTTGTACAGAAAATTTTGAACTTTGGGAAATAATTGCTTGCCATCTATCAAGCGTATAACTTGATGACGTTGGAGTTACCGATGCCCCAGCATTGCGCTGGTCGATCCGCATATCGCCGTTGATGATGCGGTTACGGAAGAACAAGCCGTTGCTGTTAAACGCAGCAGCGACCGTGCCACCCGCCGTTACCGCAACCTGATCCGCTGCGGGGAAATACACGCCTGTGTTGGTGTCGCCTGTCGTCGTAATTGGCGGTGCGCTTGACGTTCCTGCCGCCAGCACCGCTACGCCTACGTTTGCAGACGAAATTGACGCTCCCGTTGCGGTTAACGTCGTGACTACAGCCGTGCCGAGGTTAGCAGATGCTGCCGATACGTTTGTAGCGGTTAGGTTAGTCACCGTGCCTGTGGTGATTAACGCTACAGCGCTGTTAATCGACGAAACAGATGCGCCAGAGGCTGTCAGCGCTGTAAATGCGCCGGTGTTAGGCGTGGATGCGCCAATGGTCGTGCCGTTGATACTGCCGCCTGTAATAGCGACGTTGTTGGCGTTCTGCGTGGACATCGTGCCGAGGCCAGAAATGTCCGTGTTTGGGATAGACGCCACAGCCGTGAAGGCAGACGTACCCGAGGCTTTAACGTAACCCGTTAAGCTCGTAGCTCCCGTGCCGCCGTTAGCAACTGCAACCGTACCTGTGACGTTGGCAGCGTTGCCCGAGACGTTGCCCGTAACATCGCCGGTCAAGTTGCCGTAGAAACCCGACGCAGCCGACACGGTCGTGAACGCACCCGTGCTAGGTGTCGACAATCCGACAGTTGTGCCGTTGATTGACCCGCCCGTAATGGCAACGCTATTGGCGTTCTGGGTCGCCATCGTACCAAGACCCGACACATCGCCTGCCGGAATCTGGGCAACAGCCGTGAATGCCGCCGTGCCAGAGGCTTTGACGTAGCCGGTGAGCGTAGCAACGCCAGTACCGCCGTTCTGGACGCTAACGACGCCCGTTAGGCTGATATCAGGCGTATTGCCGCCAGATGAGGCAAGCGGAGCGGTGGCCGTCACAGCCGTAACCGTGCCGACCTCTGGAGCGTTGATCGTAATCGTGCCAGCGCCGTTCGTGATGCTGACGCCTGTGCCTGCGGTCAGCGTGGCAAGCGTGTAGCCCGTGCCGTTACCGATCAACAGTTGGCCGTTAGCGGGGGCAGAAGTAACCGCTGTACCGCCATTGGCGATGGGCAACGTACCCGTCACGCCCGTTGTGAGCGGCAATCCCGTGGCGTTGGTTAGAACACCCGCAGTCGGGGTGCCGAGATTGGCAGCCGATAGCGTCTTGTTGGACAGCGTTTGTGCGGTATCCAACGTAACGGCTTTTTCGGCAGGATACGCAACAAATACGTCCTTGCTGCCCAATGCAAAAGCGACCTTATTACCGCTATCGCTAGATGCCAATACCGTGTCACGGGTCAACGTGCCGGCGTTGTAAGTGCCAATGCCGACTTCCCACTCGCCTGTGGCGTTATCCACAGCCGTGTAGTACGTCTCGTTTCCATCGCCAATAACGCTAAACGGCACAAACCCTGTGGATGTGCCGCCTAACGTGAAAGTGCCTGTGCCAACGGTTGTCGTCGTCTCTTTGACGCGATCTTGCAGCACCAATGCCATGCTTTACTGCCTCGTCATCGGCGGTTGAGCGACCGGCATAGCCGGTGCGATTTCGACTCCTGCTGCGCGGCCATCGGGGCCACGAACAATGCGCTTCGGAGCGGCAAGTTGGGCGAGAGCCGCACGGATACCGGCCATGTTCTGCGCCTGCGTGTCCATGAGGTTCTGATATAGCCCGACAAGTTGCTGCATTGTCGCTTGCACCGACGTACCCACATCCTGCGCCACGCGCTCAGTAACGGCTTGTTGCTGCTCCAGCATCGGCACATCCATGCCGGGGTTGGCCGAGATACGAGCCACCATGATTTTCGTAGCGGCGTCGAGTTCGGCCTTGAAGCGCTCCAGCTGTTCCTTCTGTTGGAGTTCCTGCGCCTTGAGTTGCAATTCCAACTGCGCCTTCTGCTGTTCCATCTGCATCTCGGCCTGTGCGCGTTGCTGCTCGGCTTGCATCTGGGCGCTGGCAGCCTCGGCCTCTGGGTTCGGCTTCGGTTGCTCGGCGGCTTGCTTCAGCTGCTCCATCGCAACGTCAATCTGACCCTCAATCGGGCGAGATGCCTTAAACGCCTGCGTACCGAACTTCATCAATTCCATCATGACAGGAACAAGTTGCGGCGAAGCTTGGCCGACCGGCAGCGCTTGTTGCAGGAACCCACCGAAGGCTTGGATAAACTGCAAGCGGTCTTGCTTCATCTGGTTCTCGTCGATCTGGACGAGGCTATCGGCAGCAATTTCCACGCGGAAGTTGCGAAGCGGGCGATCCTGCATCAACTGGAGGGCTTGCGGAATCATCTGCTGATCCACTTCGGCCATCTGTTGTGCGGCGGCATACGAAAGGATGGTCTGCGGCTGGAACTTAGCGCACATGACTTGCGCTTTTAGCCGGATCAACTCTGACGCAAAGAGGGCTACGTCCTCTTGCATCGAACGCAGTCTTAATCCCGCGTACTGTCCTTTGATTTGCTGTGCCGTCGCCGTCTCAGATGCGGCGCTCTGACCACGGATAATGTCCGAGATGCCGGTGATTTCGTAGATTTGGCCTTTGATGTCTGCTCGGGCTTGGTAGCAGTTGAGCAGGGTTTGGGCGATTTGATCCAACGGAAGGAGGTCAATAGAGCCTTTAAGTCCTCCCTTTTCGCTGAAAGCCATCCACTTATCAACTGGAATGAGAGCATTGTTGTCACCTTCAGTTAAGAGGCGCTGCAAAGCCGGTTGGCTTGCGTCGTATACGCCACGAACTCGCAACGCCTTAACCAAGCCGTCGATGCGGTCAGACAGGATGTCCAACTCCATCGCTTGATCTTGGTACAGGATGAAATCGGCAACAGGAACCAGCGTGTCACTTGTTGTCGTGGAATACAACGGTTTCGGGCAAGGGAAAAATCCTTCCAAGCCAAGCGGATCATCACGAACGTCGATAATCTGCGGCATACCCTTACAGAGCCAATAAACCTTGAGCGTTTCCTTGTCCCAAAGTTCACAAATCTTTGCACGGTTGTACGAACGCTTGGACTCGTTATAAGCGTTGAGAGGCTCTGGGCCTTGGTCAAGCGGAATCTTCCGCGCTATTTCCTCGCCAAAACGCTCTACAAGAGCCTCTTTGCTCATGTAGACCCAACGCCATACCTGACTCACTTCTTCCCATGTGCGGGCTTGTGAGTGGCCGAAATCGCGCCAATGGACGTAATCGACCGGAGCGCGTTCGTATTCGATTTCCTCGGGGACTTCGGCAAGCTCGCCTGCCTCTACGTCCTCGGTCACTTGCAGGCCGTCGTCCTCAATGCCTTGCGGGCGAACGTGCGGCTCGTAACGCACCCATGCCGTGCCACGCCCACCAAGGAACCGATCCTCAACGGCGTACTTCATGGTTGAGCGAAAGTCGGGGTAATGCTCAATCTCAAAGTCAATGGCTCGCTCAAGGATTTGCGAAGCCACGCGGCCTACTTGGTCGTTGTCACCAAAGCGGCGGGTGATGTCAGCCTTAGGGAGTTTGGCGTAAACAGCCGGGATCAACGTCTGGACGTTTGACCACAGGATGTTGAACTTGGCCGTCTCGTTGCCCGTCTGGCCTCGGGTGTCGTCCCGATAGCGCTTGATGATCTTCTTAGTGCGAGCCGTCCACTTGGCGAACTCGTTGTCATAAGCGCCAATAACGCGGAGGTACTTATCGACCTCTGGGCTAACGAGGTTTTCCATTAGTCTTTACCTTTGTTCCTGCTGCTAATGGCCTTCGCCTTGGCGCGGGCTTCTTCCTTGCTGCTCGCTCCCCATGCACGGAGGGCAAGCGCAAGGCGTGTCGGCTCCCCATTCTTTTCCATTGGGCCAGCCATGTTGCCCATGCGGGCTAGAAACGATGCGCGGCGCGGATTATCGCCTGCTTTGACCGGCGGCTTGAGGGTGCCACCCGTTTCGGCCTTGTAACTGGCGCGACCCTTGGCGTTTAAACCACCCTTCGGGTTCTTGCCTTCTTCCCGTTGCCATGCCGCGCTCATGCGTAACCTTTCTTTTCTGGTTTAGCGGTTTTGGCCGCCTGCTTGAAGTCGGCAGCTGACGGTGCGCCTTGCTCGCCGGGCTGACGCATACGCTCGCCCGAACCGGCGGCTATGCGCTCACGTTTGGCAAGGATGTTTGCGTAAAGACCGGCTTTGCGGCTCATGGCGTCCAGAACACCGTGCAGTCAACCGTGCCGCCAATCGTCACGACAAGGCTCGTATTGACGCGGGCCGGGATCGTGTAGAACGTGCCACCCGCCGGGGTGAACGTATTGACGACCGTATCGGTGCCATCGGTGACCTTGATGGTTGGGGTGCTGGAAGCAGAAGCCACGAAAATACCGAACATTCCGCACGGCCCCGTGAATACGGTTCCTGTCGCGGTCAGGTTCTTGTAGTTTTGGGACTGTGTAACCGACAAACTCATATCCGTATCCTCTTGCTCGTAGTGCGGTCATGCACAGCCCACATATCGTTGAGTGTGACTGTGTTTTCAGGTCCGACTATAAGCGGCTTCGGCTCCGCTGTAGCCGGGGACTTGTCAGATTGCTCCTGCCATGATACCGCAAGCATACGGAATGCGTCACTAGGGTGGCTTGTCCAATCATGGCGCGGGGACTGCCTAAACGCCTTTTTGTCCTCGTCGTATTCACGCTGGTACTGGCGCAGCGCCTCAATGCCGTCGTGGCATTTCTCGGCGTCAAAGTACACACGCGGCAGCAGCATACGCACAGCTTGGATGCCCGACTGCAAGCCAATGTCGGGGACAACCCCCAGCTTCTTGATGTCAAGGTAAGCGGCTAACTGCTCCAACACGCTGCGGCCCGTCTGCAAGCTCTTGGCGCGGGCGTCATGCGGTAGGTAGTGCTTGGCGTACTCGTAGGGCTTACGGGTGACGACCTCAGCAATGTAATGGATGTCAGCGCCCGAGACGGCAAAGAAGTCGATGACGCGCACCTCGCCGCGCAGCACTTGGTAGAACCAGATGGCGGTGTCGTCGCGGTAACCCAAGTCCCATGCCGTATAAACGGGTAGGTTGGGATCGTAAGGAAGGCTTCGCATACGGCCTTGGTCTTGCGCTTGGCGCATCTCCGTGCCGTAAAAAGCTCCGAGGATGGCAGCCTCAAAACTGCACTCGTACTCCTGCAAGTACTGATCCTCGGACAATTGCGCTTTAGCGGCGTGTAACTCAGACGCCGGGAGAAGCCCGCTGGTACTAGCGGGTAAGCGCAGCAGGAACCACTCGCTAGGGATTCGAGTGGCTGTATCAAACACTTCCCAGAACTGATTGCGTCCCTTTGGCGTACCCGCCATGACGCACCAACCGTTTTTATCACTCAAAGCTGGGCGAATGATGTTGCCGAATACAGACGGCTTAAAATCACCGTACTCATCCAGATATATGCCCGAGAAGCCCAAGCCGCGGATTTGACCATCTGCGTTGTCAGCGCCGAACAACCCGATCTTGACGCCGTTGACCAGCGTCAGAGTCATTTGCACTTCGTTGGCTTCTTTCAGTACCGGCTGGGCGTAATACTTAAAATAATCCCATGCGATGCGCCTAGCTTGGTTGGCGAATGGGGCGACGTACCCGAAGAGGCCATTTGGCCCCTTGTACATGATGGCCGCTCGGATGATGTCGTTAACGGCTGCGACCGTCTTACCTGCACGGCGGTGCGCCACGATGCAGGCCCATCGCTTCGTGCGGTTGTGGAACGGCATAAACGCCTTACGGGGTTGGTAAGGCATTTCGATTTCCACTAGGTCGGCTCCTTCCAGCGGATAACCAGTTCCTGTGGGCCGCCTTCGTCTCCCGTCACTTCGGTGCGGGCAAGGTCGGGCAGGGTCTTGCGAAGGACAATCTCGGCTGCTTTGAGTGCTGCCGGGGTCATTTCAATCTCACCAAGGGCGGCTTGCTCTAGCCTAGACAGGATCACTCCTGACTTGATGCGTTCTCGCCACTCGTTGGATAGACGGGGTGTGTTTTTCCGTGCGGCCATGACTTTGATTGTAAACGACTATTGGCGCATACCTGCAACAATCATTCGCGCTTCAGTATCTTGACTTTCTTTTCCTCGCCGGGGAACACGACGAAGTTACGGGTACCGCTGCCGCCTTGGCCTCGGCTGCCTGCGTCTGCGTATTTCATGCCGACAATGCCTAATTGGCGTAACTTTTCAGAACGTCCTGCCGGTGTTTTCCCACCCCACACCCAATTTGAGTATGCGTTCCCGCCCGTAATTCCCTTTTCTACGTTTGCATCAAAGTCTTTGACCACATCAGCGGGAATGGTGCTTCTAATGGCTTGATATGCAGCAGGCTGGTCTTTCAGCGGCTTATCGTAATCCAGCATCCGATCTACCATTTCGTCGGGTAGGTCGGCGGTGTAAAGCGCACCCGTCTGCGGTGCAGCGCCCTTTTTCATTTGTTGCAGATAATTTAGCGCGTCTTGCGTCTCTTGAAACGCGCCTTGCCGCAAATACGGCGAATCTTTATGAGCAGTCATTGTTGCAACTTCTTTTTTCATTGCAGCAATGGCTTTATTTACGTTCCCGTCAGATGCTTGCAATGTCATCGTTGCTTTACGCGCTGAGGGACTTTGCGCCGATTGGTAGGTTTTAGCTACATCGGGGCTTTCGGCAAGGTAAATGCCATGCCCATAAGCCTGTGCGCCCTCACCCGTGCCGATCTTGCTGGCGTCGAATTCCTCAAAGCGGTGCGGGCTGCCGTGGTAAACGTCAATCTGACGCATCGCCGGGTCAAAGCCCTTTAATGCGCCAATTAAACGATTTACCGGGATCGCGGAAGCAGCGGCCATTGCCATGCCTGCCTTGTCATCGGCTCGGCGGGCGCGCTCGAAATCACGGGCAGCAAGGGCTTGGCCTACGCCGGGAATAAAACTACCGCCCATCTCCAACGCCATATCCACGGCGTCAGACTCTTTCGGCTGATCTAAACTGGCAAACCGCTTGGCCTTCTCATCCATGTACGCCAAGACAGCCGCTAGACGGTCACGGTTGGCGGCCATGTCAGCTTAAGTTTTCCAGCTTATACAGCGTGGAGGCGATCAGACCCACGATCTCGTCGTGGATGTTCTGCAAGTCGGGTTCGTCGGGTAACTGGTCGCGCATACTCTTGGCAAAGTCCAGCAAGCCGCCGACGTAAGCCTTGGCGTCCTTCTGTACCTTGAAGTCGTCGATGTAGGCGGTCATCGGGATAACGCCAAAGTGACCTTGATAACATTCCGCGTACTTGTCGGTTGCGTCCAGAATATCCTCGTAATACCCGCCGAGCGCCTTATGTTCCGCGTAGGACTTGGTGGACAAGTGCAAGAAATGGGTGATGGTGCTGCTATGAAGCAACGCTGAAACGAAGATTCCGGCTTGTTGGTGTTTCATGATTAACCCATTTTGCGGTATGTGGGCGAGGGTACTACCTACGGTATTTTACCG